TTCCGCCCCAACAATATTACAAAGCCCCCACTCATGTAGCAACTTTGCGATAGTATTTCTTCGTGAAAGATCTGTCTCATCAAGACCAGAAGCTCTATTATCTAGAGTAAACAATTCTTTGAAATGTACGAGATAATACTTACCCTTCTTATGAAGAATGTGGCAAGATTGATATAGTTTCTTATCTTTATTCGAAGAGATACCTACTCTTGTTAGTGTTTCTTTACAAAGAAGAAATGCTTCTTGATTATCTAATTCAACTTCTATAAACGTCTCAACCCAATTATTGTTTCTGTCATTCATCACTTTCGCCTTTTCTTGATGATCTCTTTGTACCACCAGTATCTAAATATTTTTTCATATTGTCTAGATCTTCAGAAGTAATCATATCAGCAATCTCTTTAGATTTGTTTATAGAAATACCATAAAACTTAGATATAATCTGAATATTTTCTGGTGGTTTTGAATTACTTAACCACTTAGAAAATCTCTTCTTCTTTTTGACGCTATACAGAAAGTATTTATATTGTAGAATTCGGTCTAAGTGTGAATTAGAATTAAGAAAGTTTGCATGAAGAATGGTTTCTGGATAGAAAGACATTCCTCTATTAATCAGAAATGGAACATAATCAGTTTTATTGTATTCATCAAGAAGATCTGTATCTTTTGTTACATTAATAGAATTAAGAATATCACCAAGCTTTGGCATCTTATACCTTCTTGAATAAACATTCTGACATAATATTAATGAACATTGCGGTGAGGCAAATCTCCTGATCAGCAACGAACGCAGACTTATAAGAGTAATCTGCAAGAATTACAATAGCTGTAGGAATTGATGACGGCTCAAGATAAGCTTCAAGATTATCAAAGACCAACCGAACAATCACATTAGGTTCAGAATCTAGATTCTCATTAACCCACTTCCTCATACCAGTAAAATCTTTCATACGAAGTGAATTGACTAGATCACGAATTGAAACATCTTGAATAGATGAAAGAGCGCCAACATCAATCTTTCCATTTGCAATAACATATCGTTGGATCTCAGAGATTGTTTTTCTGAAATCTGGAAAGAACTTCATGATAATTTCAGCCAGAACTTTCTTATCGAATTCAACAGATTCAGTTTCAAGAATACCTTGAATTCTCTTCATCATTTGAGCTGCTAATTTAGATTTTTGAGAAGATGGAATAGTGAATTCAAAAACAGTCAATCTTGAGATAAGTGGTTCAATAATCTTCTTCTTATAATTACAAGTAAGAATAAATCGACAGTTCTTAGAGAACTCTTCCATGAAGTTTCTCAGTGCAGGCTGAACTGCGGACGACATATAATCGGCTTCATCTAGAATAACAATCTTCTGGCCACCAGAAAGAGAAATCGCAGAAGCGAAGACTTGAATCTTATTCCTTAGTGTATCTATGTTTCCGTCTGCAGATGCATTAATAACCATGATATCACAATCAAGTTCATTACAAGCTGCCTTAGCAATAGTTGTCTTCCCCATACCAGGTTTACCAGTAAGAAGCATGTTGGGGATATCTTTATTCTTAACAAAGTTCTTGAATGAATTCTTAATATCTTCTGTAAGAACACAATCATCGATTACCTGTGGTCTGTAGCGTTCTACCCATAGTGTATTTTCAATCATATAATCCTCATAAAAATGAATGACGGTATATTTTATTATACCGCCGCAAACTCAAGAAAGTAAATGTTTAGTTGAACTTTGAATCAGCTTCTGCTGCAATGTAATAACGAACATCATTATTCATATGCTTGAATCGAGTAATTCCCTTATTAGAAATTGTAATTTGATAATCACCTTCAAGTAACTTCAAATTAGAAATTTTCAAATAAACAGTAAACTCAGAATTATTGATTCCTGAAGTTTTTGTAGACCAGGTATTTGTAGAAGAATTCGTCTTATCAAGAACTTCAAGTTCGATCATATCATCTACAGAGGAAATCTTAAGATCATCGACACCTAGAATCGATGCAGACTTGGTGATCTTCTTGAGAGTTTCTTCTGACATCTGAAGTGTAATATCTTCAGATGGCATAGTGATACGCTTTGATGGTGATGAGATCAGATCTGGATTACAATAGAAAATCTTAGTCTTATCATTATCATTAGTGATCTCTACAGAAACACCAGTGAATTCCATTGTTGGTTTATCGAACAGAGTTGAAACGAAATTCAACATTTGTCGAAGATCGTAGATCGCAAAATCTACAGGAAATGTATCCGGAAGAGTTGCTTCCGCCAAGACAGTCTTTCCTTCTGTCATAGTTCGAATCTCGTTACCAGACTTCACTACAAGTCCATTATTGATGCTGGCAAAATTAGTAAGGACTTTGACTGTAAATGGATCAAGAGTCAATTGTGTTTTTGTTTTTGTATTCATATTAAATCACCTTTATATATTATACTATATTATCTACTTGTAATCAAGTTTATTTTCTAACTATCGTGTAGTTTAGAACTTGTGGAAAGTATTTCTTAATGAAGTTCTTATTCAGATTCTTATAAGGATTCTTCTTTTGGATAATGTTATTGTAGACCAAATCGGATTCTTCCGCATACATACTCTCTAGAATCTGTGCCAGCTTCTGTCTCTTTCGTTCTATTGGAAGAGGATTATCTTTCGTAAAGATATATAATCGTTTCATCTCATGATCTAGAGTTGAATCAGAGATACCTGCTTTATTATGTTTGGTTGCGTATTTGATATCTTTAAATTTATCAAATTCAATATTCTCATTATGAAAACATGCGAGAACCTTGTATAACGATTCTCGCATATGAATCTTCAGGAACTTAGCACGCTCTTCTTGATCTTCAATATCATTTGCTAATCTTAGCACTTCAGGAATTGCTTTCTGATACATCTTAAAAATCTCCAATTTTATTCAATAGATTCGACAATTTATGTGACATCAAATATCTATATATTTGTGTGGAAGTTGGTTCGATCGGTTTACTGTATTCGCTCAATATCTCTTCTTTCAGATCTTCTGGAATACAATCAAAATCTATCAAATATTTATTACGCATATAACCAGCTAGTTCTGAAGAAGTCATGATAGACTCAGGTTTTGCGCAAGAGAGAATTTGTTCGATCTTCTTCTTGGTTAATCTTCTCTGTCTCTTACCTTCTGTCACAAAAGTATCATCATCAGATAAGAAATTAGGAACACCGTCTCCAGAATCACCATTCAAAACCTTTTCAAGAAGATATCTCTTAGGATTCTGTTCTTTAATCCATGATTTCATGATAGTTGAATACTGCGAAACATTAGGATACTTTTGTAATTGAACGAAGTCTTTATCTCCAGATACAATTAGAATCTTCTCGGAAGAAGAAAATTTTTCAGTCAGAGTCGCAATTACATCATCTGCTTCACATGTAGGAATCTCGATATAATGGTATGGGAAGTTTTCACGAATCTCTGTTTTGATCTTATTAATTGTTTTGAAGATAACGTTCCAATCAAAGATGGAAGAATCACGTGATTTCTTTCTATTCGCTTTATACTGAGGAAAGATATCTTTCCTCCAATAATTGAAAGAATCGGAACATAGAATGAGTTCACCGTAATCATCGCCAAACTTAGACTTAACTGACCGGATAGAATTGAGGATCATGTGTCGAAGGAAATCTTCTTCAATCTCATCGTTCTTAGTTATATTAATTTGTTGCATTATATTTGATACAACAATTTGATTTAAGTCTAGTAGAATCATGGTTACCTTTTACTTATACAATGAAAAATGGGGTGTTTCCACCCCATTTATGAGACACAAACTTATTCGGTTTCAGTAGTCGCCACAGAAGTTTTCTGCTTCTTCTTCGCAAGAAGATCCTTCGCCTTCTCAAACAACTCTTTCTTTGAAGCCGCCTTCTGGATATTCTTCTTCACGGAAGAAGTAATTCGTTCGGCAACTTCAACTTCCTCGATTTTCGGCGTCTTCGCCTTCTTGGTCTTTGGCGCAGAATCAGTCGACTTCGGAGCCTTTGGAGCTTTCGTGGTTGCAACCGGGACGATTTCAACAACACCTTCCCACGGCGACTTACCAGTCATCCAAGCATCCGGAATCATGTACTGTCCCTGACCAATACGAGTCATCTTACCATAACCCTGACCCTGGGAAGCGAACATCGTTTGACCGATAGGATTAGTCTTACCAATCTGTTCGACGTTCGCACGACTAAACGTCTTTGTGTCCACGAAAGTCTCCATCAGAGAATCCACAAAAGCCTTCAAAGCCAATTCACGAGAAACCTTAACACGAGCCATAATTAATTTTCCTTTTCTGGGAATTTTCCCTACTCAACTATTATACTAGAGGCGTCGGTGATTGTCAAGGAATCACCGAAAAATTTTACACAAAAGAATCAGGACGAGGCAATTTCGCATGGAGATCGTTCAGACTCAAACCTTTCGAAAGACGATTCCGGTCAGAAATATTCGCATCCCAACTACGTTTTCCACTTCTTGATCGACTTCGGAGTCCCAGGCTTGCATTGAGTGACTCCACCACCATTCGCAAGATACTTCGATAGAGCTTCGGTGTTTTCCTTAGCAATCTGTTCGAGGTACTGTTTTTCAGTGATCATCAGATTTCCTTATAGAACCATTATAGCGTACTCAAAGAATCGAAGCAAGTTTTTTCGAAAGAATATCTGGTTTAGAATGAGTGACTTGAAATTTATTTCAAGACTGTAGATCCAGAGACCGAAGCGTTCCCA